GGCTCGTCGTGGATTGGCCGTGCAGAACACTATCATCGAGCCGGGATGGGAAGGCTGGTTGACTCTTGAACTGACCAACCATGGAAGGGAAACTCTGCGGATCGAAAAAGGAATGGCGATCGCTCAAATCGTTTTCCAAAGGTTGGACTTCCCGACCGATCAACCTTACGAAGGGAAATATCAAGACCAGCGACGGGGACCAGTTGGCGCAATTCGCGACATTTCTGACTTGTCAAATGCACCGGGGCAGGGTAAGGTTAGGGGTTCCTGACATGTCTGAGAATAAAACGACCAGAGCCAATCTGGTCAAAGCTTTGAAAGTCCTCGGGGCATTCCCAGTTGAGAATCGTGTCAAATCTGGGACACTTGACGTGAATTATATCGGGGGCTGGATCGAGTGCAAATATATGGGAAGATGGCCTGTTCGAGCAGACGACCAGCCAGTCAGATTCCCTCACCCTTTGCTGCAAACACAGAAGATTTTCATAGCAAAAAGAGCCGCACTCAATGGCACCGTTCTCGTTTGTGCTCAAGTCGCTCAAGAATGGTTCTTTTGGGATGGCATGTTCGCTGTGTCAAACTTCGAGAAAATGACAAGACCTGAAATGCGGGAGAATGCTCTTCTTCACATGTATGGCATGGACAAAGAAAGACTTGTAACGTGGCTAAGATCGATCTCAAAAGGCTAACACTGGGAGAGTCTTTGCTGATCAGCCGACGCAGGTCAGGACTGTCTCAAGACGAGATGGCGAGAGCCAACGGAGTCACTCGTAACTTCTACGGCGAAGTTGAGCGTGACCAGTCAGAATATCAGGGAATGAACTTCTGTGAGGTGGAACCTCTGGAAGTCAACGAGAAGATTATGCTCTGTCGTCGTAGGTCTTCTATGACGCAGGGCGAAATTGCTGAGCAGATCGGGGTCACTCGGTATTGGCTCAATCAGATGGAAATTGGAACTGCACCAGTTTCTCCTGATCTCGTAAAGTTTTGGGAGGACAACTATGCAGGGGAATAGCGAAGCTTCAATTGACTTCTTGAAGAAGTGGAGCAAAGACTATCCTTGGATTTTAACAGCGATCCAGACTGATCGTAAGAAAATCGAAACAAGAACCTTCAAGTCCGACGAAATTGCCGAGTGTCGCAAGTGGATCGAGGCCTACAACGGACATCGCAACGTCTATTTTCATGTCAACTCGTGCATGAAAGACATGAAGTCAAAGGCTCACAAAGAAGATATCAAAGCTGCTGGTTGGCTTCACATTGATATTGACCCAGAGCCAGGAGAGACTCTCGAGGAAGGTCGGGAACGCGCTCTTGGGCTTCTCACCGACAAGATACCGAAGGGAATTCCAAAGCCAACCGTTATCATATTCTCAGGTGGTGGCTATCAAGGCTTCTGGAAACTCTCAAAAGAGATTGTCGTAGATGGCGACGTCAAGAAATGTGAAGACTTCGAACTCTATAACAAGAGGTTGGAGCAGGTTTTTGGTGGCGATCATTGCCATAACATTGATCGTATCATGCGACTCCCAGGAACGATCAACATTCCTAATGAGAAGAAGAAAAAGGCTGGCCGTTTCGAAGAGTTGGCGCTCTGCTTTGAGTTCAACAAAAACGAATACGATATATCGGAGTTCAAGAAAGCACAGGGCGTTCAGATCGATTCCCATCAAGGTGGTGAATACGGAGTGAGCGTCAGCGTTCCAGGAAACGTGGAGCGTGTTCAAGATCTCAGTGAACTGGACGAGTGGGACGTTCCAGATCGCGTCAAGGTGATCGTAGCCCAAGGGAGACACCCAGACCAACCAAAAGAAGGAGATAACTCACGGTCGGCATGGCTGTTCGATTGCATTTGTCAGCTTTTCCGCTGTGGTGTTCCGGACGAAGTCGTGTTTGCCATAATCACAGATCGTGATTGGGGTATTGCTGAGAGTGTCCTAGAGTCCAAGAATCCCGAGAAGTATGCTGTTCGGCAGATGACTCGTGCCAAAGAACACGCAGAAGATCCAAATCTGCGAATGATGAATGAGCGTCACGCAATCATCGGTAACCTTGGAGGGAAATGCCGGGTCATCGAAGAGGTTCAAGACGAAATCATGAACCGTTCTCGGTTGACCATTTCTTCGTTCGAAGACCTTCGTAATCGGTATTCGCACATCATGGTCGACGTCGGCAGTGATAAAGAGGGAAAGCCTATTCAAGTCCCTCTTGGGAAATACTGGATCAACCATCGCATGAGACGACAGTTCGATTACATGAGGTTCATGCCTCAAGGTGATCTTCCAGGTGTCTACAATCTATGGCGCGGTTTCAGCTTTGAGCCTAAACCCGGAGACTGCTCGCTGTATCTGAATCACCTCCGTGATAACGTCTGTGGTGGAGTTGAAGAATATTACGTTTATCTCATAAAATGGATGGCTCGTGCTATCCAAGTCCCAGCTTCTCCGGGAGAGGTTGCACTCGTCATGAGGGGTGGCAAAGGAACAGGTAAGTCGTTGATGGCGACTCTGTTCGGTAAACTCTTCGGAAGACACCATCTCCATGTTGCAAACCCCTCGCATCTTGTTGGTAACTTCAACGCTCATCTTCGTGACGTGATCTGCCTGTTTGCCGACGAGGCGTTCTTCGCCGGCGACAAGAAGCACGAGTCTGTTCTCAAGATGCTGGTCACCGAGGATAGCATACCGATTGAGCAGAAAGGCGTCGACGTCGAAACCTATCCCAACTATGTTCACCTGATCATGGCTGCAAACGATCCTCACGTTATCCGGGCCTCTGGTGATGAGAGGAGATATTTCGTTCTCGAGGTAGCAGACAGCGCGAAACAGAACAAACAATACTTTGGAGATATTGTCAGACAGATGGAGTCTGGCGGATTTGAGGCTCTGCTCTTCCACCTGCAAAACATCAACCTAGAAGGTTTCCAGGTTCGTGAAGTTCCACAAACTGATGCTCTCCAAGAGCAGAAGCTTCTGTCCATGTCAGTGGATGAAGAATGGTGGTTTCGTAAACTCCAGAATGGCCGCTTGGTTGACAGCGATGCTGAGTGGACCGAAGCTGTCCCTTGTGATACAATCATCAGTGACTTCACGGCTTACGCAGAAAAGTGGAAGTTCAGTAGGAGAGGCAATGAGACGGCCCTTGGGAGATTCCTCACAAGAGTTTGCTCTCACGTCGAGAGAACTCAGAAGCGTGTTGCTGTTGATGTCTATAGCGAAGATGCAAGGCGGAACGAGCGGAAGAAGAAACGTCTATATTTCTATGATTTCAAAGACCTCAAGAAATGCCGAAACTCTTGGGAAAAGATCTATGGTCGAGTAGTCTGGGAAACCGAAATTGATGGTGCAGACGAATTGATACAGGATCCATTCTGATGAACTTGGCTAAACTGCGACCCTCAGATGGCGCTGTGGCCCAAGCCCTACCCTGTCCTGCCGTGCCCTTAGCTGTAGGGCGCAAGCCTTACCCTGCCCCCCGCTCCGAGGCGCTCCGACAGCCCCTGAACCTTTGCCCTATGCCCCTGACCCCGGCCTTGCTATACTAGGCAAGGCAAACAAAAGGAAGATGCGATGACCATGAAACCATGTGATTTCTGTGAAGGCCACACTCCTGATGACAGGGGAAAAGAGTGCTCCCATTGTGCGGGTCACGGCGTGATGTATGAGGTGATGCAAATCACTGTCCCAACGGGCGAGACCTATTTCATGGGTGGCTGGGACAGCGCCGAGGCAGTCGAAAGTTTCGGCGATTGTCTGGAAGTGAAACATCTCAGGGCTTACCCGAAGGAGTGATTATGAAACTCGAAGTTCCCGAATACGTGTCTTCTTGCAAACTGTTCAAGGGTAGTGTGCTGGAGATGCTGATCTACATCGATGGCAAACATGCTGTGATCGGGCATATCAAAGATCGCCTCGAGAGATTCAAAACCATCGACGATGTGACTGCGAAAGAGAAAGAGTTCAATTCGGCCGTTGAAAGATGGCTGGGAGAACTGACATGAAGTTCAACCTGCCGACTCAAGATCAGCAGCCCGACTGCAAAGAACCTCAACTCGGCTATGTCTACCGGGCGAGGGGTGGGAAGCCAACACGATTCTGGATCGTTCTCGCTGTCTCCGAGACCGGGAGCACCGTCCATCTCCTCGGCGTTGACGAAGATGGGAATCCTTGCAGCACCGCTTCCTATAACAAGAGAGCAGTTCTGGATCGACCTCTCGTTGGTGTCACCGACCTCTCTGGACTTGAATTTGACGTGAGGCCATTCCAATGAAACCGATGCTCGCAGGCAAATATGAACCAGACCGGGTTGCGAGAATGCTTCCCATGTTCGGTCAGCTGAAACTCGATGGTATCCGGGTATTCATTCGTGACGGAGTGGCCTACACTCGCAGTCTCAAGCCTGTTCGGTCTTCTCAAGTTCAGTCTTTGATCTCTTGGAACAAAGTCCTTCTTGAAGGTCTGGACGGTGAGATGATCTGTGGCGACCCGACGGCGAGACATTGCTATCATCGGACGATGTCCAGTGTTATGTCTTTTGATCAAAGCGACCCCGAACTTCATTTCTTCGTGTTCGACCGCTGGGACATGCCAACGACTTTCTCCAATCGCTTGGGCCTCTTGCGGACAGAAGCAGAATACTGGCCTGAGAATGTCAGTCTGCTGGAAACCGTCAAGTTCTCAACGATGGAAGAACTTCAATCCTGGGAGATTCAGCAGATCACTCTTGGGCACGAGGGTATCATTCTCCGTCACCCTGACCGATTCTACAAACATGGTAGAGGGACCGCCACTCAGGGCGAGTTGATCAAGGTCAAAGATGCAAGATGGATTGACACCGAAGCGATCATCGTCGATGTGACCGAACTTCGCTCCAACCAGAATGAATCCACAACGAATGCTCTCTGCCAACAAGAGCGTTCTAGTCATCAGGAAAACATGATTCCGATGGGCGTCCTCGGCGCTGTTCAAGTTCGTGGGGTCTTTCCATCAGACGATATTGTCCCTGAACATGTCAGAGGAGTCGTTTACGAGGCAAGCATCGGATCGGGATTTGACCAAGCCCAAAGAGAGACCCTGTGGAATGAAGATCTGGTAGGTCGGATCGTGAAGTTCAAGTTCTTCACTGGTGGTGTCAAAGACAAACCTCGTTTCCCGATATTCATCGGCTTCCGTGATGAAGACGACATGGATTCTCCTCCTCCCACCCCGGCACAGATGAGCCTGTTCTAAAGTAGCTGAAACATGAAGCTTGTCATTTGCCTCGCTGAGCGTTAGGCTATTAATACGGCACAGCTATGGAGTTGAAGCTATGAAACATCTCGCGTTCGTTACCGATGGAGCGATTGACCTTCGTTCCTTTTCTACCTTTGGTTTCAATTCGAAACCGAACACCACTAGCCCGATCGGTTTCTTCGGGACCGGTTTGAAGATTTCCACCGCAGTCATTGCTCGCCTCGGCTGCAAGATGACCGTCTTGATCGACGGCGTCCAGCACGAGTTCTATACTAGCCCCACGGAGTTTCGTGGGAAGTCGTTTGACCTTGTCCGCATGAAGAAGCGCAAGGGCCTGATGTCTCGCTGGCAGTATCAGGAGATGCCCTATACCACGGAACTCGGCAAGAACTGGGAACCGTGG